TTTTGGTTCTGTTTTCATAATGTATCACCATATCAATAATCCTGAGTTTTCTTACCAATGTTATACTTAGCAATAAGTTCCCATTGGTCTTTCTCTTTGAAAGCTATAATTTTAATTTGATGTAATGGTGCAATGTTGTCAGTCATAATTTCTTTATTCAAGATTTTAATCAGACCCCATTCTTCTAATAAATTGGCAATAGCATTACGTCTTTGAATATCATTCTCAGAAATATTAGATGGTTTTCCGTCTAATGCAAACAATTCTTTAAAGTGTACAATATAATACTTACCCTGCTTATGCAGAATATGGCAAGATTGGTATAACACTTTCTCTTTGCGAGAGGATACACCAATTCTTGTTAGGGTTTCACGAACCTTTAAAAAATCATCCTGTTCGTTAAGAATAACCTCAACGAACTTTGATAAATCAACCATATCATTTCCTTAATCCACCGGTGTCGGTTTTTTCTTTTAATTCTTGGATTTGTTCTTTGCTAAGGAGACGCAAGGCGTCACGAGCTTTAGAATTGGAGAAATTATAGACTTGCTTTATACATTCTAAATCTTCACTTTTTTCAACTTTAGCCCACTTAGCAAATGGTCTTTTCTGTGACCTTACCGTATTTAGAAGGAAATCATTCTGTAGTTTTTTATCGAGGAAGTGCCTCCGGTTCATCTCATTTGCATACATGATACAGTCTTTATGATAGGAAAGACTGCGATTGACTAGAAAAGGTGCATATTCCTTTTCTGTAGCCTCATCTACAATTAACTGTTTCTTGTTTTGTAGGATTGAATTGACATAATCAAATGGACTCATGTTAGCATCCTAATCAATCCAACAGAATCAATTGTTACCAAAAGCATGTAGTTAGCCAACATGCCAAAAGATTTGCGAGTCCAAGCAGCCCAAGCGTAGAGACCACAGCCGACAATCCAAATAGGGTAAAGATATAGTAGGGGAGGATTCGGGACTGTGAGAGCCATGGTAATAGAACACCCAATACTGATACCCCAAGCAATAAGCTCAACGCCAAAACGAAAACGATTACTGTACCAGTCATTTTTAATCCATTCTACTGTAGGTTTGAATAAATCTAAAATCATACAAACTCACAATTCACCATGATTTCTGTCAAGCAAGCAACTGTATTAATCTCATGGTCGGCCACAAAAGCAGACTTGTACTGGTAGTCAGCAAGAATCAATACTGCTTGTGGAATAGATTGAGGTTTCATTACATCATACATCGAATCGTAAATCTTACGGAATAATGTACCAGAATCCACTTCATTGGTTGCAACCCATTTACGAATAGCACCAAAGTCCTTATCACGGATAAACTTTACAACTTCATCAATAGAAACATCACCGATTTGAGCAAGAATGCCTGTATCGATTTTACCAAACTGTGAGTAACGCTGTAACTCATTTAGAATACGGCGAAAATCTGGAAAGTGTTTCTTTGTTAACTCAGCAATAACCTTGTCTTCATACTCAACATTTTCACTTTGCAAAACATTCTGAACTCTCTTAAAGAACGCAGAGGCCATCTTGGCTTTCTCACCATTCTTCAACGAGAATTCAATAACTGCACAACGTGAATGCAATGGTTCAATGATACGATTCTTGTAATTACATGTGAAAATGAATGAACAATTGCTTGCAAATTCTTCAATAGCATTACGTAAGGCTGGTTGTGTAGAATTAGGATTCAAATAATCAGCTTCGTCAATGATGATGACCTTGCGGCCACCAGTTAAACTCATTGACGAGGCATAATTCTTAATCTTGGTTCTGAATGTGTCAATACCTGATTCGTCAGAACCATTGATTACCATGTAGTCGCAACCGATTTCGTTGCACATGGCTTTCGCTACTGTTGTCTTCCCTACTCCTGCCCCACCAGCCAGCAGAAGATTGGGAATGTTTTTCTGATTCACGTATTCTTGGAATGGTTTTTTCAACCTTTCTGGTAGAATACAATCCTCGATTGTTTGAGGCCGATACTTCTCTGTCCACAATAGATGTTCCATAGGAACCTTTCACATAAATCATAATAAAAAAAAGAACAATTATTCTTTGGAGAATTTACTACCTTGTTCTGTAGTAATCCAGTATTGCAATGTTACATTTTTGTTTTTGAAATGTGAGATGCCTTTTGATGAAATGGATACATCATATGTTCCAGGCAAAATCTTGCTAACATTTTCTGTTTTGAAAATCATACGATACTTACTACCATTACCAACAGTATCAAGTTTCAATGCATCAGTATGAGCAGAATCATTTTGTGTGTCTAATGTCACAATGTTTACTTCTGTACCATCAGATTCAATAGCAATTTGTGGTGAAGACAACACAGATGCCGCACGGAGAATCCAATCAAAATCTTCTGACGTTAGGTTGAAAGTAATTTCAGCCTCAGGCATTGTCAGTTCTTTTTCTGGTGGCGTGTTAATCATTGTAGGGTCACAGAAGCGGTACTTAATCTTAGAACGGCCTTTGTTGCCAACGATTACAACATGTTTTTCATCAAACTCAAATGATGGGTCATCTTTGTGTAAAGAAACAACCGACAAAAAGTTGTTTAGGTCATAAACACCAAAATCTGTAGGCACTTCTTCATTGATTGTCACTTGTGCAAGAATGTTCTTGTGTGACGATACGGTCTTTAGGGTTTTACCAGTTTTAAAGAACAGACCTTGGTTAATAGTACCAAAATTCTTTAAGACGGAAAGGGTTTCACTCGATAGTTTCATAATATACTCCAAAAAAATTAATCATTCACAGAATGGATTGTATCATGTTCATATAGAAACATGAGGCAACACATAGCATGAGCAAGGTGATGTTTGCCAGATTCAACATCTTCAATTTCACCCGTTTTCCAAGCCCATAAATGCCTCTGTAGGGCATCAAAATACCTGCGTTTTGAATCAGGTACTTTTTTCCAATTATCACGCTCATACTTTTGGGCACCAAATGTAAGAACGTCAACAGTAGCTTCTAATGCCTTCGGCGGTAACAAGCCGTATTCTAGCTTGTTACCATCGAATTTGCGACCACCAGTAGTGGCGGTTTGAGAAGCTTTTACTACATCCGTATCTTCTTCATCAAACCTTGGCGTCATAGTTTTCCTGTGTACTGTGCAACAGCAGGCATATTACCAGTAAAGGCATATGTACCAATGTGTTGTGTTCTCATCCATGGACACAAGAAGATTTTACCACCCATCTTGCGCCACATTTGGCAGAACATATAGTCTTCACTTAGATAACGTTCAGAACCACCGCCTGTAATACTATCTTTGGTATCAATTACTGTATCAAAGAAAGCATGGATGTATCGTGAGCCATCAAAGTTTGCTTGGCCAACATGGTCTGGTTTGTATTTGATAGTTGGATATTGTTTTTCCATTTTCTCAAACACTTCACTCTTAACCAACATGAAACCTGTACCAATTTCCATAACTTCAAGTGGTTCTGTTACAGTAAATTGTGATGTGCCTTTAACAACGTTGAAGACATATTCGCCAACAAGGTTCTCAAGCTCTCTAGGTTCCAAACCTGGATGTGTACGTGCCGCAGAAGCGATATTACCCCAGTTGATAGATTTCTTAGGATAAGGACCACCAATAACATCCTTATCAAGTGCTAGAAGTGCTAACACATCTTGCGGACTGTAATGAATATCAGAATCGATAAACAATAAGTGTGTAAAACCAGAGCGCAAGAATTCGTCAACCAAATAATTTCTAGCTCGAGTGATTAGCGATTCATTAAACAGGAATGAAAACTTAGTTTCAACTCCGTATTTCGCCATTGTAGTTTGTAAGTCTAAGCAAGACTTAACATAAAGGCCGTGTGACATGCCACCATACATTGGTGTAGCAATAAACAACTTTGCCTTTTTTAGTTCTTCAAGTTTAACTTCAATTTCCATAATGTATCCATAAAATAAAAAAGAGGAGGGATACTATTATATATCCCTCCTCTGAGTGTTATTCTATAAAGAATTAGGCAAAAGCACGTGTTCCTTGTGAACGAATTGCGGCGATGCCAGCAGCAACTACACGTTTAGTTGGTGTGCCCAAACGATAGAACGAAACCTTGTCACCAGATGGTGTAACACGGCTGTTCAAGTAGATTGCATAGCCTTCGTTACGCAATTCATTGATGGTTGCGGAAGGATTTGCAACACCGAAAACAGATTGCATCTTGGTAGGTGTCAATGTGTTGTAAGAACCAGTCTTGGAAAGATAGGCGAGGACTTTAGATTTAGCGGACATAGTAGTCTCCATAATAAAAACGAATCTCAATTGAGGGGAAGTATTTGAGAGGAGATTCATTCTCTCAAAATATGATATATTATAACACGTTTAAGTGAGTGTGTCAACACTTTTTACGGCAAAGAATAATCTCTGCCGCATTTATTAGAATGGAATTTCTTCCGATTGTTGTGTGGTTTCAGGCACAATAACAGGTGGCGCATCAGGATTAATACCTGCATCAATCTTGGTATACAAATCAACAAAACTTGCCTTTGTGTCATCATCAAAACGGTTTAAGCACAAGCCAATAGATTTCATTTTATCACCATGAATACCAAATGTATTCACAATGTGTACCAAACGGCGAGTGGAAATCACTTCATCACAACCACCATCCAAGAATGTTTTACGAATGGTATCTGCCCACATTACCAGTTTGTCGGCAAAGTCTTCATCATCACGACCAACAGAAACCAATTCTTTCTTAATGATTTTCTTTTCAATATTAGTTGGTGGCCATTGTTGTTCGTATGTATTGGGGAAACGCTCAAGGAACGCTTCGTTCAAAACATTGGTGAACATGTAACGACCATCATCTGAACCTTTACCTTTAGTATTTGCAGTAGCAAACACGGTGAAACCTTCAGCAGGTGTAATCAATTCACCTTTCTTTTTCAACATGAAAGGTTTGCCTTCAAGTACACGTTGCAAAGAGGAAAGGTTCTGAGCACCATAATCGATTTCATCAATACATAACACAGCGCCTTGACGAGCCGCTGTTGTTACAGGACCATCACGCCATTCCATATTACCATCAATCAACACATAGTTACCAAGCAAATCACCTTCATCAGTTTCAGGTGTCATTGATACGCAAATGAATTTACGGCGAGCCTTTGCACAGGCCTGTTCAATAGACATTGTTTTACCATTACCTGAATGACCAGTAATGAATACTGGAAAGAATCGATTTGATTTCACGATTGAAACAATATCGTCAAAGTCACCGAATGGGACATAATTGCGATATGGTGTTGGAATTAAGTTTGTAGTATCAAGGTCAGTAACTACATTAACAATTCTATGATTTGATTGTTCAACTGGTTTTTTCATAGGCACAACATTGGCTTGCATTGATATTAATGCGGGATTAGGTACAAGGTATTTACCACGACCAACACGGTTCGATTCTTCTTTGGTAAACCATTGAGCACCAGAAATGCCAAGAGTTGCACAAATGGATTTGATTTCTGCTTTAGTCACTTCGGCTTTGCCAAGTGCTTGCAGAGTGGACATAAACTTTTCACGGATTTCAGTACGAGCTGTCATAATAAATCTTTCATAATATAGGGTATATTATAACACAACAGGAGGTATTGTCAACCACCCTGTTGTATTAATACAACACTCAGGCAGCAATGCCTTGAATGAACTTGGAGACTAACACTCGGTTAATCTGTTTGCCTTTATTGAACTTCATAAAAGCATTCTTGAGCTTAGATGCTGTAAGTTTACCATCAACCTCAATTTCACCATCATTGGTCATTAAATCATTTCCACCAGAAATTAGGAAGAACGAATCATAACCAGGATTGAATGAATGTAAAAACTTCTGAGTATCCAATTTACGCTTCAGTTGTTTAATCAACTCAGCATCTATGTTAGCATCAGAACGCTTAGTGTATAGAGGTAATCTATTTTCATTATGGTAGTAATGTCTAATGATGCCCTTTGAACGATGAGGAGGAACAATAAAGAAACCAAAAATCTTAGAGTTGGTTGTAGCGGTAAACCACTCAGCAACCGAAACAAACATTTCATTGCTTAAGTTGTTAGACTTAACTAGCTTCTGGTATTTTAATTTGTTATCTTGAAGGATAACATTCTCATACAATGGATGAAACCAATTGTAACCACCTTCATCATTTGCCACACAATTAGTGGAGTCAGCATCACCGTCATGGATAATTACCAAGTTTGTAATATCCAAATTGTTGCTACGTTTAAAGTTTTTCATAATTGCTTGTGTTGCAACCAAAGCTTCTGTCAAAGGAGTATTTGAAAGTCTTTCAGAATGTGGTCTTTGCACAACACGAGCATAACGACCGCCTTCATAGGACTTTTTCAACAATACCATGTTACGCAAGGCCTTGGTAAATTCAGCATTTGTCATTTTAGAATTTAAATATTCACGCAATGAAATAGCTTCAAATTTTAATTCACCAGATTGGTACATAAAACATTGACGAACTTCCATAGGATTTCCAAGAACGCTAAGTGGTACAGCAGTAGTCTTGGGATTATCAATTGACCATGTGGAAGAATCATTACTGAATGCATAAACATGGAATGGAATGTTTACTTTACGGCAGAACATGGAAAGAACCAAGATTTGTTCAATAGAACCTGCCATGTTATCTGACATAGAACCAGAATAATCAAGCAACAGAATCAAACCATGTGATTTGCCTTTTGGCACTTGCATGATTTTACGGAAGATATTGTCATCAAAACGGTATGAAGCCAGTTTGTTAACATCAACATCACCAGTATCCGATTGCTTTGCCTTACTGAATGATTTGGCAGCCTTACGCATTTCAAACTCTTTGGCAAGCAATGCAATGTAACGTTCATTTCTATTACGAAATTCTTGTACAAAACCATTGATTCTTTCATCTGTTATATAACCATCTTTAACCTGATTTGCAAAATCTAATGTCAACAACTCTTGAACCCGTTTTGCAGGTGTGATAATTTTAGACAAAATAGGTGTAGGCATATTAGCGTACACATAAGGCTTGCATTTTTCATCAAGCAATGTCACTTCGTTTTTGCGGTAGTTATCGTCAGTTACACATTCTGGATCAAAATCTTCTGAATCGAAATTGGACATTTGCGAATCTTTATCACGATTCACATTGTTGCCGTCATCATCAGAATCGGAATCGTCACCTTCACCATCAGAGTTACCATCGGTTTCTTCATCGGTAGTTTCATCTGAGGTTTCATCCGAATCTTCGCTGTCGCCAGATTCACCATTATCCAATTCAGTATCATAATCATAATCGGAATTGGTATCATCTTCATCTAAGGGATTGCCTTCAGCGTCATATTCAAAATCATCACCAATTGATAATTCAAATTGTTCATTCTTACAATAACCATAAATCTTTTCAGTTACCCGAAGCACATCATTCCATGTTTCAAGCATTTGAACTTCACCAATCATTTGCATTTCTTCAACAGAAAATCTAATGTTTTCGCTGTATTGGCTCTTGGTATAGATATTCAATCGGTCAATGAATGACATATGGTTAATGTCACGATGTTGGATGCCAAAGAAATCACGGTCACTTAATTCAGCATATGCTTTACGGAATGATGATTTAAGGCCTGGATATTTACGAATAACTTTTTTCTCAATGCGAGCATCTTCAATCACATTAAGGAAAGCTTTATAATTCTTACCTCTGTTTTTATCGGTAACAACATCATGCCAACCATCCGCAGGAGTATAAAGAGCATGACCGACCTCATGGCCGCCAAGCAAATCATACATGAAACTTGACATATCTTTCCACATAGGAAGATAAAGAATCCGTTTAGTTGGGTCAAATTTGGCAGTATGGATTTTTGAATGTTGAATGGTAAGGTTCTCAGTTGCCATCAACTTGGCAAGCTGAGATTTTTGTTCTACTGTAAATGCTGTCATGCAAAACCTTTTTGAATTTATCTAACCATTATATCAAAACTGGAGGATTTGTCAAGAGCCTGTTGCGTAAAAACAACAGTTGGGAAGTCGCATGGGACTTAGGAATGGAGCGGATAACAGGAGTTAAACCTGTCTGCCCGTTGGGACGGGCTGTCTCGGACTCTCCGCATTTGTGTCTATTATATAATTATATAGGCTGTTTGTCAAGCGTTTTAACGACCAACTTGGCAAAGATACTTCTCTTTTGCCTGTTCCCATGTTAGATAACAGAGGTCGTCATAGAACAAGGTTTCGTTATTGTTACGGCCTTTTTTGGCCAATTGTTTGATACGTGGTTTGGCATGTTTAGTTCTCCAAATATCAACTAAGGCTTCAACGCTTGTATCAAATGATTTAACCAAGTCATCATCACCAATTTTCTTATTAAGGTAATCAATAGAGTTATCGTATAGTGGCGACCAATAAATGCCTCGAGCATGGTCTGTACGAATCAACTCTTTAGGAATATTCAATTTAGAATAAACAAACTGAAGTGAACGATTCTTATGGTCACGCTTATGTGGTTGTCCGCTTGGCTTCTTTGCAACATACCATTCAAAGTATTTACGTGTATGTTTTGTTTTCAACCAATCACGAATATCATATCGTGTTTCTTTTTCTGGTTCAAATGATACCGAACCTGCCGTAAATCCCATTTTCTGCCAGTGGTCTAGACCATCATACTGAGAAAGTCCATCAGCCTTAGTTCTACCATACAATGAAGTTGTAGTTACAGAAACTAATGTGTCGCCATATAATTTCTTCCACAATTCTTGTACAGGATCGGCAAGACATAGAAGTGCCAGTAATTTACCACCAACATAATTAAAACCAAGTGGCTGCAATGGAACAATTGTAGAACCAATTGCAGTATGGTTAATCATACCGCCTTGTGTTTTAAGTTCTCTTGGCCAACCAATGTGATTATCTCTTGGTGTCAAATCAAGAAAGTCTGATGAAATACAAATAACACCAAGATACTTCTTTGTTACCTTATCACGAATGATGAAGTTTAGATTGCGGCCAATGTTAGAGTTGTTCTTCATTGTAGAAGAAAAGGTGCGAATACAATTCCACAATTCAGGCAAGTTCTCACCTTTGTTTGTGTAAATCATTTCAGGTTCAAGTTTCAGATAATCTTCAAGTGTTTCTGGAATCCAAAAGTTGTTCTTAATGTCATCAATAGCATCACGTTGAACATCACTCTGTAATACAACCTTCTCACCTTCCCACAAATCATTAACAGTCATTGTAGGATATCTGTCTTGCACTTCACACCATTTTTGGTATAATGTATATTCTTTGACATCCATCTTTGATACAAATGTAAGGTCACTAATGATTTTCTCACGTAAAGTCTCATCAGTCAAAACAGCAGGCTCTTTAAAGTCTGCATGCCATTTTGTCCATTGCGTATCTACATCATCTTTTGGGTCAAATCCGTATGCCATTATTTCTTTCTATTTCGCACATGTTTCTTAATGCGTTTTTCTTGTTTATCTTTAGCCAGTCTGAGTGCAACTGGACCAACATGTTCGGTAAACTTAGTACCATTCATATGATCCAATTCATGTGCAAAACATCTTGCAGTCAGACCTTCAATTCTTTGTCGTATTAGTTCGCCATTTTCAGTAACGTACTCTACTTCCAACCAACTAGGCCTTGATATCTTAACATATAAACCAGGGAAAGAGAGGCAACCTTCATTGTCTTTAATCAAGTCTGCCGAAGCATCAATGATTTTAGGGTTGATACAAACCATATTAGTTTCTTCATACCCAATAACGAATACTCTTTCCATAACACCACATTGGTTTGCAGAAAGGCCAATGCCGCCATATTTTAGTTTTGTTTGTTTCAACCTTTTAACCAATTTGGTCATCAATGGGTTAGGCAACTGTATTCTATATTCTGGAATAACAGCCTTTAACATAGGATGATTATCATTATATAAAGGCAGGTCTTCAATAGTGTCTGTTGCTTTTGTTACACCAGCACTAGTATCAATTCTTAGTATTTCACTCATTTTATTATCCTTGAAAAATTCTTTTCTTTACCGAATCTAATTACGTTAGCAAACTTATCTTGTAGAATGTCACCCTTGTGGCTAATAACAAATAGGTTAACACCCTCAAGCATGTGTAGAATCTTCATCAATTCTTCCGTACCAGTAGTGTCTAATGAAGAATCAAATGTTTCATCCAAAATCAACAAGTTGGTATTAGATGAGTTCTTTAACTTAGCAACAGCACGCCATGTTAACATCAAGGCCATATCAATACGTTGTTTCTCACCTTCAGAAAAGTTGTGGTAAGAAAAGTCATCACGATGCCTTGATTTGATTGTTTCTTTAAATGATTCATCTAGGTTAAAGTTTACAAAGAAATCTAGTGATGATAAATATTTGTTGACCAACTTATTGATGATAGGCAAATACTGTTTGATAATCTTGGTCTTAATACCAGTATCTCTTAACAATGACGTTGCCGTTTCATAATATGTTTTTTCTTCTATCAATTCTTTTAAGTCTGATTCTAGTTGTTTCAACTGACTTGCGAGTTCTTGCAGCTGTGTTTCTTGTAGCTGTGTTGAACCTTTTGTCTCTTTCAATAACTCTACCTCTTTTTGCATCTTAACAATATACTTGTTAACTTCTACAATGGTAGTGTTCTTTGTTGCAATATCAATTTGTAACTTCTGAATAGCTCTCTGTACTTCAGCAATCTCATTCAACTTAGACTGTTCTTCTAACAGTTTCGTTTCTAGTTCTTTTAACCCGTGTTCACATTGTTCAGTCTTGGTTTGTAGGGACTGTATTTGTCCTTCTTTAAACTCGGCGGCAATGGATTGCCTACACGTTGGACAATCATCATTGTGTGAAAAGAAACTGATATCTTTCTGAAATTTGGATAAGTTGCTTTCAATTTGTGATTCAAGCTTACCAAGTTTTTTAACCTTATTCTCAGTTTCAACCTGTAATGCCACCTTGGTAGAGTAGTCTGCAACGTATGTTGAGGCATTAGCAATTTCTGCATGTAAGGTTTGTATGGTTTGATTATTACGTTCAATCTCACCTTCATATTGTTTCACTTTCTCATCATTGTTCTGTTTCAACTCATCAATATGTTTCTTTTCTAAATCATATTTTTGTTTTGTCAAATCAATATCATACTTCTTATTTGAAGTTGAATCTTTATTGGCTGATAATCTACCTTTTACCAACCCATTCATTGTAGAGAAGATTTGAATGTCAAGTAAGTCTTCAATAATAGTTCTGCGGTCAGAAGATGATAGCTGCATGAATGGCGTGAATGATGCCGAACCAAGAATAACAATCTGTGTGAAAGATTTGTAATTCATTTTGAGAATGAACTTCTCTAAGAATTCTTGGTAGTCTCTTGCAGCCGCATCTTGGTTTAACAAGTCACCATTCTGTTGAATCTCAAACACATTTGGTTTAATACCACGAATAATCTTATATGATTTATTATTGGCATCAAACTCAACTTCAACGACACAATCTTTTTGATTGATTGAATTCAACAATTGTGGCTTGTTAACATTACGAAATGCTTTGCCAAACAGGCCGAAACACAATGCATCAAGCATTGTACTTTTACCTGATCCATTTTCACCAACAACTAATGTGTTGGAGTTACCATCAAGTTGTATCTCAGTAAAGTGGTTGCCCGTTGAAAGTAAATTCTTCCAACGAACCTTACGAAAAATAATCATTCAGCTACTTCTGTATTCAATGCCTCAACATAGAGTTCACGCATTATGTTTTTTAATTTCTCTGGTTCAACCTGCAATTGAAGGTTATCAATGTACTTTGAAAGTATTGTCATTGTATCTTCCGCTTGGTCAATAATATCTTGGTCAGTATCAAATGCGGTATCAGTAAAATCTTCTACGATAGAAATATCAGATAGGCCTGCTTTGTATAGGTTGTCTAATACATTATCAAACAAATATGGATTTTGTTTATTGATAACAACAACTTTCACATAACAGTCTTTCAAAGATGGGTAGTCATATTGTTTCCAAGATTCAAAGTCTTGTTTTGAATCATCATACATTACCTTTCGGAACATACGATTTGGATTTACTATGAACTCCATATTTCTAGTATCAGTATCAAAGACATGAAAGCCTTTATCATCCTGATAGTCTGCCCAAGTCATCTCATAAGGAGTGCCTGTGTAGAAGATATTCCCATCATCCGATTTGTGATGAAAGTGACCAGTAATGACCATATCATACTTGTTTAATGTCTTCTTGTCAATACCTACATCGCTAACATTGCCTCTATCCATCTCAAAGCCTGAAATCTCAAAATGCCCAAAACAAATTTGTGATTTCGATTCTTTGATTTTGGTAAAGATTTCATCTTCATTGTCATCGCATAGCCATGGTATCACATCGATAGGAACACCACCAAAATCGATTGTGGCGAACTCATCGAACACCGTGACATTATCATACTCTTTCAATAACATACTTGATGAATTAACTTCAAGTGTATTCTTATAGGCAACATCATGGTTACCTAATAGAGTGTACATTGTAATGTTGTGTTCTTTGAGCTTATTAAAAAAGTATTTGCGAGCAAGATAGAGTGAATTGAAATTAATAAACTTGCGTCTATCAAACAAATCACCCAACTGTACAACTACCTTAATATCATTCTCTAATAGGTATGGGAAAAATACCTCATCATAAAATCTTTGGAAGAATCTGTGGAAATCTAACGAATCACCACGAGCACCAAAGTGTGTGTCACCAAGAATAACTAATTTCATATTTCTTCAATAAACTTTTCCAGACCTTTAGCTTTACCCTCTTTCTTCTTTCTCTTACTTTCTTCAAAGTTGAAAATGAATTCGGAGATATTGTCATATAATTGGAACTGTTTCTGATGCCCATCTGCATCTTCAAACATTTCAAATTCGTCTAGTATACCAATCTGTTGTGTTGCCTTGTATTTGACATAGAGCTGTTTTTTCTCTTTCATAATACGGCGTAAGAAAGCATAATACACTATTTGAGTGAAATAAGCAAATGGATTGTTACTCTTTACCGGGTCAAAGTTTCTGAAGTACATCAGGCAGTTTTCAATACCATCGGCAATCATCTCATCACGGAAGGAATAGGAGATGAAGTTTGGCTTACGTGATAGGTGTTCTGCAATCTTTAAGAAACATTCACCAATATAGTTTGGTATCTTGGGGTCTTCTTTACCTAAAGTCTTAGCCTCATCACATTGACTTCTATACTTTACCAAGGCGGCAAGGAAGTCTGGGTTGTTAATATAGTGTTTAGGTTTCTTTTCAGTCATAATAATATTCTTTCACATTTGCCTGTATTAGCGCTTGACAACAACTTCAAATAAGCATATCATAGCGGTGTTCCGTTTTCAGATAATTCTTTAGTTACCTTTTCCAGTAACCTCAAGACACGTTTACGATAGTCAAATCCTAGTATCGATGCCTTGGTCCCATCATTGTAGGGTGGGTTTCTCCCTTGAGAATAGTATTGTTCGGCAGTCAGGTCAATCAAATCTCCGTTAACATCTACTACCCACCAATGCCAGATTTGTTCATCATCTAAAGCACGGTATAGTTTAATATTCTTTGTACCAAATACTTTCTGTAGGCAACCAGAAGCGGTATGACAATGGCCAAACATTGGGTTGTTTGAATTACGTTCAACCCATTTCTTAGGTAATAAGTCTGGTGATAGATTTCTAATAATGATATCTGACACCAATTTTAAATTCTTCTTATTGTATTCCATTAAACATTACCATATTTACGGTTGTTAATCATACGATAACCCTTAATGAGTTCTTCAACACCTGAATCTAATGTGTGTTGAGTTTTGAAACCAGTTGCCTCAATCTTTTCATTAGATACAATATAGTTTCGTTGGTCAGGGTCTTTACCAACTTCAGCTTCCAAAAATGTGAAACTAGGAATATATTTCTTAATCACTTCACACAGTTCCCATTTAGAAACATTAGCCTCTGATAAACCCACATTGTAGATTTCATCTTTCATGTCTTCAAAGTTATTTAGCGCATGTACAAATGCATTAGAAACATCACGTACATGAACATAGTTACGTTTGAAATGGCCTTCAAATAACACAGCACATCCATCATTAACGGCTCGGTGTACAAAATCGTTGACAAGCAAATCAATTCTCATACGTGGTGACATACCAAATACTGTTGCCAATCGGTAACTAATGGAGTTAGGATGATCCATCAAACGTTTCTCGACTTCAACTTTATCTTTGGCATAAAGTGAAATAGGATTCAATGATGATTCTTCGGTACAATATGTACCTGTACCATAGGCACTATTAGTTGTAGGCATCAATACGACTTGATTCTGTGACAAGTTATCAAGCATCAAAAAGATGGCATCTTTATTGGTAGAAGATGCACCAATTGGATCCTTGTTACACAATGGTGCACCAACATATGCAGCCAATGGAATAATAACATCAGCTTGTTTTAACATTGGTGCAATGTCAGATTTAATACGAACATCACCACTAAACACATTAAAGTTTTTCAAGTGTGCCAATTGGTTCAAAGACGTTTGGCCATACATAAAGTTATCAAGTACAGTTACGTTATGTCCTTTACTTAAAAGAATTGGTACAAGTGTAGAACCAATATACCCTGCACCGCCTGTCACTAAAATATTTGCCATTTTATACCTTATTAATTATTTCACAAATCTCATCAATTTCATTTACTGTCATTGATGGAAAATTACCAATGTAGAATCCATAGAAGTGAATATGTTCCGTGTTTTTAAATTCTTCGTAGTGTGCAGGAGGCATTAAGTTTTTCAAATAAGGTTGTCTTAATTGATTACCACCACCAGCACTGCCTCTTCTGAATTCAACTCCAGATTCTTTCAAGGTCTTCATAAGATTAGCCAAACGAACATTATCTTTATCTTTTAACACTAGGTTGAATGCATAGTTACTAGCACCTTCTAGTTCAAAATCAGTAAAGTATTTGTTTGAATCTATGTTACGTAAGAACCTTTCATTGTTAAAGTTCCTTATTTTAACATTTTCATCTAAGTTTGGCAACTGTTTTCGACCAAGTATGCCGCCTATTTCG